GCAGCGCGTTGAGGTGAATACCACCATCAACGTAGCAACAGCGCATGCAGAGGCTCTTATGAGGCTTGCAGGGCAGGCCAAGCAGATAGAGGCGGAATACAAGGATGTAACGCCACGCTGATGTGAGAACTCCCTGGTCAAGGGAGAACCTACTCAGCAACATCAATGTGTTACGGAATACTCCACGAGATCTACGCCAGATTGGCGCTCCAGGGCGCGATGGGGTGGCAGCGGCCCCCCTGGGGGCTGACCACCGGCGGCCCGGCCCTGACACAGCACCCCCTCTGCTTATTCCCACATCTCTCCAATAAAAAATTACAAAAAATTTGGACGAAAATAGCCCTTTTCCCGGCATTTCATCCAAGTTTTGTGAAATCGAGCCGTTTGTACTGCAAACGATGTGGCTCCGTTAGATCGTAGCATGCCCTCTATCTGCAGCCGCCTCTCTGGCCTGCGCAGACGAGAGCGAGGCCTGTAAGCGCTGTGGAGTTCTGCGCATATGCGTTGCCCTGATTGGCGACGCCGTATGACGCGGCGATGTTGCTTTCTCTGGCTCTGAGATTGCCGAGGTATTGCTGGCGAGCGAGATCCGCTTCTGCGACGCTCATCTGCTTTTTCTCGACCTTCTCGGCGAGGACGCGCTCGTAGGCCTGGAGTTCGAGATCGGCCTGGGTTGGCTGTGATTTACAACCGGCGAGCGAAAGCAGGCCGATGGCCGTTACGGCGGCGAATGCGATTGTTTTCATGGATGCCCCCTCTGGGTCTGATGATTTCCATGAAATGTGGCGAATTTCTGAGGGGCTAAATGGACGCATCGCGCTTTGTCAGAGGCCTCCTGGACGACCAGGAAGACCCGCAACAGCCGCAATATGTCCAGGGCAATGATTTCCCGGCGCGCACATATGGCCTTCTCGATCAGCTCGTCCCGGATCCTTACAAGGCTGCTGGCGACGCTGTGAAGCAATACCAGGGCGGCGACGTCCTTGGCGCGTTTGAGACGATGTTCGGCTCGATGCCGACGACGGGCGCGTTGAAGGCGAAGGCTGCGCCGAGCATAGCTTCATTGTCTGGCGGTCGAGACACGGCGTCGGTTGGACGCGCGAGAGACGAGCGTTTTTGGCACCCAATTTCGACGACAAAATTGTCGCGCCCGATCGGCGAGATGCATGCCGACCATGTTTTTGAGGCTCCTCCGACAAGCCCAAAGATAATTCAGCCCGAAGACCTGGAAGGTTCTGCGCTGATCCCAGCGCTGGGCGATCGATCGGCGGGCGGCTCGTTGTTGACGTCGGTTAATGAGCAGCGCCTCGAAAACCCGACCCAGATGCAGGCCGGCCATTCCTTTATGTATGGGCCGGCGTCGGCTGGCGCCGACAAGGCGGTGTGGGCGTCTGATCCTGGAATTATTTCTCGTCTCGCCAAGCGCGCGAGATTCGAGGCTGACCAGGGCTTTGATCCTCATTTGTCTTACACCGCGATGAGCAACCGCTCGGCGGATTATTCGCACCATATGACTGACACGCTGCTGGATCTTATGAACAGCGCCAAGGTTAAGGGCGCTGACGTTAAAGAGTTCGACCGCCAGATGCGGGAGAACACGACGAACAAGTGGGACGCCTATACGGATTTCCCTGGTTTGCTGAGCGAAAATATCCAAGGTTACCTGTATGGCTCTGGCCCGGCGAAGGCGCGCACAAAGCTCGCTGAGCTGATGGGGCAGGGACAGTTCCAGAAGGCCGGCTTCCCTGATGTGGGCGCCACGCGGTTCGCGATCACTGACCCTGGCTTGCTAAATGCGGCGGACTATAGCTCTGGCCGCTCAATCGCCAAGCTCGATCCGGCTGGGAAAATCATCACAGATCCGGTGATCCCGCATAAAACTTATAAGCACCAGCTCGGTGGCGAGTATGCCGGCGGATTTCTTTCCGACATCCCGTTTGAGGTGATGAACAAGGAATGGATTGACGGCAAAATGGCGGAAGACGCCAAGAAATATTCCAACCCGTCAATGCTTGCCTACACCTACCGGCTCGAAAGCCCGACTGTGCGCATGACGCCCCAGGTCGTTGACCGGCTCAGCGAATATTTGAGGCTCAACCCTCGGTAAGGCCGACCGCCTTCGTCACGAGGCGGTGAATTTCGTCGGTGATCCTGCGGATATGCGGAGGCATTTCGACCCAATCGGTCGCTGCTTCCATCTCTGTGTAGAGGCGGATGACCTCGTCAAGAATTGCTTCTCGCATTTCTTCTGGGTTGTAATCTTTATTGGACATTTGGCCTCTCCTAAACGTCTAGTTTATGACACAAAAGGATCACAGGTCAAGGAATGACTGATCTCGCCGCCGCGCTGGAAATATTCATCTCGGCGTATCGCGACGAGCCGGTCAATATGGTATAAAAAACGAAGCGACCGGGTGCTGGTAACACCCTGGTCGCCTCTGACCTCTAACCGATGGTGTTCGGATGAAGGCTAAGGATCGAAATATCACGCCTGATCTAGTCAGGGCAATTCTTGAATATGATCCTGACACAGGCGTCTTCAAATGGAAACGCCGACCTGAATTATCCGTTCAATGGAATGGAAAGTGGGCAGGTAAGGTAGCTGGATCGCCAAGCTCTACGGGACATATACACATCAAGATTGAGCGCAAAGGTTACTGCGCGCATAGGCTTGCCTGGTTGTATATGACAGGCGATCTGCCGGAAGAGATCGACCATATAAACGCCGATAAAACAGACAACAGATTTAGCAATCTAAGGATTGCGACACGCGCGTCTGGCGTCAAGGGTGTTTATAAATTCAGAAATAAATTCAAAGCACAGATGTGGTTAGACAATAAGCCGGTTTATCTGGGGTTGTTTGACACATTGGAAGAAGCAAAATCAGCCCATGAAAAAGCATACAAAGAGCTTTACGGCGAGTATGCCAGAATTGAGTAGAGCCATTGCCCGCACCTGATATGGCGACCGCCTATGCAGACTTTGTAGAGGCATACCGGGAAAATCCCGTGGCGTTTGTGAGGGTAGTGCTTAACGCCGACCCGCTGCCTTGGCAGTGCGAATTGATGAATTTAGTTGCACGAGGCGAGAGACGCATCAGCGTTAGAGCCGGACATGGTGTAGGTAAGAGCTGCTGCTGCTCATGGCTGCTTTTGTGGAGCCTGTTTACTAGAGCGCCGCAAAAGGCTGTTGTTACGGCGCCAACTGCTTCGCAATTATTTGATGCGCTATTCGCCGAGCTAAAGCGATGGGCAAATCAATTACCGGATGTTCTCAGGGATAGCATTGAGATATTTTCCGACCGAATTGTCCATAAAGGGATGCCGGAAAGTAGCTTCATCTCTGCTCGTACTAGTTCTGCTGAGCGCCCTGAAGCTTTGGCTGGCATACATTCGGATAATGTGCTGCTCATCGTTGACGAGGCGTCTGCCATACCGGAAGCGGTTTTTGAAAGCGCGACCGGATCAATGTCAGGTCACACAGCGACGACCATCTTAATTTCCAACCCCACTAGAAACACGGGGTTGTTCTTTAAAACACATCATCAATTAAAGCCAGACTGGAAAACAATGCATGTGTCCTGCATGGACAACCGGCTTGTTTCTGAGGACTTTATTGAGCAAATCAAATCAACATACGGCGAAAATTCTAATGCCTTCAGAGTTCGGGTATTAGGGGATTTTGCTCTACGCGACGATGATAGCCTTATTGCAGCTGATCTTGTGGACAGCGCTATGTCGCGAGACGTTGCGCTCGACCCGCAAGCGGATCTCATCTTTGGCTGCGACATTGCGCGTTACGGATCGGATAGATCTGTAATCTGCAAACGACGCGGTAACGTCGTCATCGAGATGCGCCATTGGTCTGGCGAGGATCTGATGGGAACGGTGGGGCGGATTGTCCATGAAGCAAATATGGACAAGCCCGCTGAGATTTGCGTGGACAGTATTGGCCTTGGCGGCGGTGTCGCCGATCGTCTGCGCGAACTGGGTTTTAATGTTCGCGATGTCAACGTCTCCGAGAGCAATGCGCTCAATCAGTCGGCGTATCGACTGAGAGATGAACTCTGGATTGCAGCTAAAGATTGGCTGGAGACCAGAGCGGTCAAATTGCCGAAGGATGATGATCTTCGCGCTGAGCTTATCGCGCCGAGTTATGCATTTGCCTCGAACGGCAAGATCAAGGTCGAGAGTAAATCTGAATTGAAGAAACGCGGCATGCGCTCGCCGGATTTGGCCGACGCGCTGTGTCTCACGTTTGCTGGTCAAGGCGCCATGGTTGGTGGCCGATCGATGAAATGGATCACCGGCAAGCCTCTGCAGCGCCGTGTCTCTATTTGCTAGGAAAGAACTGAATGGCACGTCGTCGTCGCCGTCGTTCGTCTCCATCTCCGATGGATGCGGATCAGGCCGCATATCTCGAAACCTCTGCTCCCGTGCCGGGGGACGAGGATTATGCGGAAGACATGGCCGAAGGCGGCGTCGAGGATGACGCTGACGAGGACAATAATTCATACGGCCCTGGCAATGCGGACATGCGCCAGAAGCTCAATCCGCTCGACGAGACTGAGTTCCAGAACCGCGTCGCCATAGGTGTCCAAGCAGCTGAGACCTACATCGACACGCTGATCACGCCGGTTCGCGTCCAGGCTGCGGAATATTATCGCGGCGCGCCGTTTGGCGACGAGGAGCAGGGCAGATCTCAGGTTGTGCTTACGGAGGTGCGCGACACCATCCAGAGCATCATGCCGAGCCTCATGCGCATCTTCACGTCCGGCCAGCGGATTGTTGAATACATGCCGCGCACGGCTGAAGACGTTAAGACCTCTGAGCAGGCGTCGGATGCTGTAAATTTCATCTTCAACGAGATGAACCCCGGCTTCCAGATCCTTTACAGCGCGTTCAAGGATGCGTTGCTTAAGAAGGTCGGCGTCGTCACCTGGTGGGCGGAAAGCGAAGACCGCGTCGTCGAGAGACATTTCTCCGGCCTGGTTCGCGAAGAGCTGCTGCTGATGATGCAGCAGAACCCGAATGCTCAGCTGGTTTACGCTAACCCGGAACCTGTCTCTGATCCGATGATGCCCGAGACCTACTCGGTCTGCGTGCGTCTCGTTGACCAGGAGAGAAAATATCGTGTCAGAGCGCTTCCTCCAGAATGCTTTATCTGCGATCGGCGCGCGAGAGACACTGACAAGTTTTTCGACCTTGTCGGCTATCGTGACCTCGTTACGGTCTCAGAACTCATCGAGATGGGATACAACGAGGAAGATGTAATCGAACACGGCTCCCCCGGAGAGGACAATCTCTGGATCGCTCAGATGGAAGAATTTGAGCGCAACCGTGGCATGTATTTCCCGACCGATAACGACGATCCGACCCTGCGTCGCGTGAAGTATATGAAAATCTTCATGCGCATCGATAAGGATGGTGACGGCATTGCGGAACTCCGCTGCATCGAATGCATTGGCCGCGACTGCTTTATTCTGAAGGATGAGATCGTCGATCACGTCCCGTTCGCCGTGTTCTGCCCCGATCCAGAGCCGCATGCGATCTTTGGGCATTCGGTCGCTGACGTCACGATGGATCTCCAGCGGATCAAATCGCACGTCATGCGCGCGACGCTGGACAGCCTTGCTCAGTCGATCTTCCCTCGCACGGCGGTCGTTGAGGGTCAGGCGAATATCGATGATGTGTTGAACAAAGAGGTCGGCGCCGTCGTTCGCGTTCGCCAGGCCGGGGCTGTTCAGGATCTCTCCACCCCGTTCGTCGGTCAGCCGGCGATGGGCATCATTGAATACATTGACGAGATCAAAGCGCAGCGCACGGGCGTCACGCCGGCGAGCCAGGGTCTCGACGCTGATCTCCTGCAGTCAACCACGAAAGCCGCCGTCACGGCGCAGATCTCGGCCTCCCAGGAACGCATTGAGCTGATCGCCAGGACGTTTGCTGAGAACGGCATGAAGCAGCTTTTTGGCGGTCTCCTGAAGATGATCTGCCGTCACCAGGACAAGCCGCTCCTGGTTCGTCTGCGCGGCGATTATGTCCAGGTCGATCCGACGACCTGGGATCCGAATATGGACTGCTCGGTCTCTGTGGCCCTGGGCCGTGGCGATGACGCGCAGCAGATGGCGTTCCTGACGACTGTCGCTCAGAAGCAGGAACAAATTATCCAGCTTATGGGTTTGGACAACCCCCTGGTTAAGCTGTCGCAGTATCAATCGACGCTGAGCCAGATCGTGCGGAAAGCGGGTTACAAAAACCCCGACGCATTCTTTTCGCCGATCAGCCAAGAACAAGAGACGCAGCTCGCCCAGATGCAGGCCGCTGCGAAGGCCCAGCAGAAAGATCCCAACGTCCTGCTCGCCGAGGTTGAGATGGCGAAGGCGCAGGCTGAGACCTACGCCAAGCTCCAGCAGCTCGCGATCGATCGCGCTCAGCTCCAGCTGGATGCGGATCTCAAGCGCGACCAGATGGAGGCCGACATCATCCTGAAGGCTGCGGA